CATATAACTTACTAGTTTTTTTACCAGCTTTTTGTAAAGCTTTTTGATTTTTAGGATCTTCAGCTCTATAGCCTTTAAAAGCTAATGAACCAGAAGAACCCCTTTTAATTAAAGTATCAGAAGGTGTAGTATTTTTTCTTTTCAAATACTCTTGCATAGGTGTTTTTTTTGCAGGATTATAAGCTTTGTTTTCTACAACTTTACCATCTTGAGCCTTTGCTAACTTTTTTGCCATGACTATTTTTTTAATTTGCCATTAGGTACATCACATGCAGCAATGTTCATGCCACCAGTATACTTTGTAGGGTTAGTTACTACTGTAGGGTATGCATTCATACCTCCTTTATATCTTGTAGGAGTTGTTACTACTACAGGAAAAGTGTTTGCGGTTTTCATTTGTCCAGCCATGATATTTATTTTTTAGTTTTAGTTTTAATTGAACCACCTTTTTTATAATCACCTTCATTAAATTTAGCTTTTTCTGCTTGTTTAGTTTTATAACTATCAGATCTATGATAATTTGCTTCATCTACAGTAGGAGCTTTATTAATTATACCTTTAATAGTTCTTCTTACTTTAGTAACAGTTCCTTTATTTTTAGCATCATCATATTCTTTTTTAATAGTTTTATAATTACCTGATGGGCTTTTTGTTACTGTTTTAATTGTAGGACCACCTATTTGTTTTTTTGCTAAGTTCTTTGCCATTTTATTTATTTTTTAATTATTAATTATTATGCATTCCAATATCTCTCAACTGTTTTAGTTAACTGTAATAGAATACCATCATTTAAAGGATTCTTTAAAAACTCTATACAGTCAGCTGCAGTTCTTCCCATTAGTGCACTTGTCTCAGTATGGTAAATAAAACCATCAGACTTAGCAATAATGAATTTGTAATAAGTTGAATCTTTAACCAAAGCTTTAATTTTCAATGTTTCCATATCTAAACTACAAGCATCAATAAACTGTTGTGCAGCTCTCTTGATATTTGATTCAACACCTTCTCCTCTGATATACTTATCCATGTTATCATAAACAACATCATTAGGAGTAGATTTCTTATATTGAACACTATTAGCATCTACAGCTTTTGCTACATAGAATAACTTGTTTTGATTCTTATCAAATAACTTAGTAAGTTCAGAGACAGCTTTGTTTCTTAATTTACTAACTTCAGTTTTAGTAGAAACTGTATCAACAAATTTATCTAAATAAAATTTAGGAGCTACTGATCTACTTCTTGCATCTTCAAAGCTTTTTGCTATTAAAGAAAAACCACCATTTTCAATTGCATAAATCTTAATAAGATCTAATGCATCTTTATTAGGGTCTAAGTAAACCGGTTCATTACCACATCTAATAGTTAACTTACTCCAGAACTCATTGTTGTTAGGTTGTAACAAAGTAACTTTATTCCAAAAATCAGGATCTTCAGGACTAACCATGTTTGCAGCTAACTCTCTTTCAAGTTCAGATACAACTTTTCTAATCTCATTTACTTTTGCTTGTCTTTCTTCTGGATCTTTGATTAACTTAACTTCAGGAGCAAATTCATTTAATCCTGTTAAGTATCTTGTAATTCCATTTCTTTCTATACATGCTAATTGTTCTTCATGAAATACCCCATCAAATAAAGCCATGCCATATTTTTCAAGGCCTAGGTTAGATTTGTTAGGATCAAAGAACGGTTTGACAGATATACTGCCAGTTTTTGCTGTTTCAGCTAGTGATACAATTGAATAACTCATGTTGGTTTTTTTTATTGGTTGGTTTATATTGTAAAGATAATAATTAAAATTGTAATATGTAAATTATTATTTGTCCCATATATGAGTTGCGAGCTCATCATAAGTCTTACACTTAATATGGGAGGAAGTACATGTGGCCAGGATGTTTATAACCCTGGCCTTGTACAAGTTTGATTAGAATGATCCTCCAGTGATTGGGTTTCTCATTACAATCTTTAACACCTTAGTTGGATCTTTAACCCAAATAGCTGGCATTGTTTGTGTCATCATTACACGGTATCCATTGAAGTTACCATTTGATTGGAACCCTTGAGTTCTTCCCATGTAATCCATAGTACCATTTTGGTAGAACCATTTTAATTGGTTATCCCAAGATAATTTTAACATGAAGATGTTATCATTTCCTGTATCAGTGATATCAAAGATAACAAATGAGTAAGAACTTAATGGGTTACCATCAATGATTGGGTTCTCAATATCATTAGTATGTAAGTTATCAAATGCTGGATTTAATACAAACTTCACATTTGCTAAGAATGGAATCACATAAGATGTGAAAGCAAATCCAAAGTTTAAGTCCATTCCTTGACCAGAGATAGCACCAATACCATTGTTGCTTGCAGCTTGGATTACTAAACCAGAGTTAACAGCTTCACGCTTGATAGCCTCATTTACTAATCTCATACCACCCATACCTGTTTGTACAATTAATTGTCTCTTAGGATCTGGACCTTGGAATTCAACACGACCTGCATAGAAGTTATATAATTCACTTCTGAACAATTCTAAGCTGAAGCTAGATTTGTTATATACTCTCTTGTAAGAGTTATCTAACTGTTTCCATAAACCTACAGATAATCTCATATCATCTGGACCATCTTGCTTAATTCTACCACCATGACCCCACATTAAGTAAGTTTCAATGTCAGTAGCAATTTTAGTTAAGTGAGCAGATTCCATGCTAGTTAAAAAAGTTCTTGTTAAAGTACCATTTCCTACTGCACGCTTCATGTAGTCTTTACCCATTTTAGATGCAACATCTTCAATTTTAGAAATAGAAGGATCTACATTCTTATCAAAGTTTCTCCAGATCTCAGTTACAGGAACTGTACCATCTGCATTCATTCCACCTTTTAACATTAAGTCAGCTCTTGAAGAGATTGAATAATGTACATGAGCTTCAGCACCACCTACAAAGTTATAGAATTCACGGAACCCTGATCTAGTTTGAATATCAGAGAATCTTTCTCCATACTCACCTCTAGCAGAACCTTTTCTAAATAACTTAGTTTGAGGAACTAAATACTTGTTCTCTAAAAACTTGTAGTTATCATTGTTTACTAACTGTACAGTGTAGATAAAACCATCACCCATAGGTAAGATATCATCAGCTGTAATGTACATCTCAACACCATTGTATTTGTCATAAGTGATGATATCACCATGTCCAAATTCTCTCTTGTTGATTTTGATCTTGAAGGTTGTACCATCAATACCTTTAGTAGCATTTCCTGATTCAATATCTTCCATGATATATGGTAAATCTTGAGATACTGGAGTTTGCCATTTGTACTCACCACGTGCATTATCTACATTGATGATGTTCTTACCACCAAAAGATGATAATTGGTAAAGAGGCATTTCTACTTTTTGAGACATAGCCCAAATGTCCACTGGACCTAAATCCATTGGTTCTGCATCTTTTAACATGTTTACTAAGTGGTAAGAATCCACATGAGAACTAGCTTGGTAGTTTGTATCACGTAGGAATATACCATTGTTTAATACTGGAGTTGACATTTTGTTTGTTTTTTTGTTTTAGTTTATATTAATTGTTTATTTGTTTGTTTATCTTTTGAAGAAGCTGCCACCTGTAGGTCTTGCAACTCCTGTTGTTTTTCTTCTTTCTTGAGACTCACCATCATCAGTACCAGTACCAGAAGTAATCTTGTTACTTTGTTCTGTTTTAAGTTGTCTCACTGTTTTTTCTACAGCTTCTTTTTTACCACCTTCTTTTACTTTGCTTCTGTATCCTTCTGGATCAGATAACAACCAAAGAGCTTCACTAATCAATGCATGATTTGGTTCTGCATATTGGTACTTCTCTAGTAGGTGACCTAACAAGTTTGTAGATCTTCCTGACATTGATGGATAATTAGCTTGGGTTAATCCTGCAAATAAAACATTTTGTGTTTTCTTATCAAGTTTTAAACCATTTAATTCACCTGGCTCAAGAGCTTTGTAAATATTATCTGTATACTTTTGAGCTTGAGCTTGTTGTTGTTTTCTCATTTGCTCTTGCTGTTGTAATTGTCTTGCAACAATTTGCTCTTGCATAGCATCCAATTTAGGTTTGAATTTGTTAGCCTTAGCTTCTAATTCATCTCTATCTTTCCAAGCTTCAATCTCTTCTTCAATTTCTTCAGCATCACCAAAGTTAGTTGCATGTAAATAGCTTCTAACAATTTGTTCTTGGCTACTTTCATCTTTAGTATCTAACTCTCTGATTTCTTCAACTGCTGCTAAAGATCTGAATAAGCTTTTTAAATCACTTCCTCCATTTGCTACATAGTGAGCAGCAACTTGAAGTTCATTAGGTAATGATTCAAAGAACTCAGCAGATACTTCTTCTTTAGTTTTTGAAGCTTTGTCAGTTGAATTAGCTTCAAATAACTCTTCAAAGTCTTTAACACTGTATTTAGTTATATCTTCTTCACCATCAAAAGGAGTTAGTAACCCTTTCTCAATCAGCTTGTTAGCTAATTCTACTAAGCCATTATGTCTACCACCTTTTTTAGTAGTTTCTGTAGTTTCTTCTGAAGCATCATCAAGAATACTTTCAAAGTCTTCCTTGCTGATTTTTTCTTTAGGTTTACTAGCCTCTCCTGAAGTTGAGTCAGTTCCTTCATCTTCAGCTTTTGAGCTGGTGTCAGATAAGTTTTCATCATCATCATTGTCATTGTTGTCAAGGAACGATAAGTCTACATTTTCCTTTCTAGAGAAAAGACTAGGCTTTTGTTCAGTTTTAGTTTCTGGTACAGTGATGTTTTCAGCACCTGGTGTACCTAACAGTTCATCAAGGTTTATATCTACCTGATTTACAGTTGTGTTATCTTTGTTTGTCATATTGAGTTGGTTTAATTATAATATAAGCAAATTTACAGAAATAAACTTTAGAAATTAAGATTTTTTTATACTCCCTATTAAAATAGTTGGCAGTATATGGCTATCCCCTATTTTTTCTTTTTGTCATTTTTAGATTTGACATCAAATTTATTCTTATTTTCTCTGGCTATCTGTACATCCATCTGCTTCATTCTCATGTCAGCTTGCATTTTTTCTCTTTCAATTTGAGCTTTATCTCTATCATTAGTCATTCTATTACTCTCTTTAGAGTTTTGCAAGTTCATAGTTTCTTGAAACTGATCAGACTTTTGTATTTGAGCAAGAGAATCCATGTAGTCAGATTGTTGATTTTGATTAATATCCTGCATAGCACCAAAGCCTGCAGACTTAATCTCAGCAACAAGGATATCTTTTCTTCTATCTTTCTCAGCTTCTTGCATTTTAGAATCAAGTTCAAGTTGTTTTTCTTGAAGTCTTGTTTGCATTTCTTGCTGTTGCATTTCTTGTTCATGCTGCATTTGTTCTTGTCTTTGTTCAGTAGCTTTTCTCTCAATAGCTTTTAATGAGTTTGTAAGCTCTCCTAAAGATTCAGTTTGCATGATATTACCAAGATCATAGATAGATGCCCCAGCTGTGTTATTAGATACAGCTAATTGTTTCATTTGTTCTAAGATAGCTCTTTGATTAGCTTTAGTTGTACAGTAAATGTTTATGTCTCTAAGCAATAAGTCAGTACCATTCATCTCAAAGTTAACCTTCTCATCTGTAGAAGTCATATACTGAAGTCTTAATGATGGTTTCTTTGAATGATAGTATTGAGCTAAGTCAGTTCTCATCTGGTGTACTCTTGGCATTAAGTAATCTGAATGCTGCATAAAGTATACCTCTGTTTGAGCATAAGAACCGGCCATAGCTTGTTCTACTCCTTTAGCTGTATCAGTTTTACCTATTTGTTGTCCAAGTCTCTGAGGAGTGATCCCTATCACTTCAAAGCACTGTTGTTTAAAATAGTTAGCCATTTGAATCCTAGATAACATCCTTTGAGTTTGCTCTAAGTTCATTACTTGAAAATGTTGGAAGTTTAATGCATTCTCTGTATTGTTAATACTTGTATCAAGAGGTAACATCTGGAAGTTCTTCATAGCAACATAAGCTTTGGCCAAGTTGTTTTTACCCCAATCTTCACCTAATGAATGTTGAGGTAATGCATTTTGATCTAACATGATTACAGTACCTAACTCATCTACTAGGATATCTGCAATTTGATTATTAACAATGTTGTATCCAATTTGAAAAGGCTTCATTAAATCTACCATAGAAGTAGATCTAGTATTTCTATCATTAAATACAGCCCCTTCTACTGGAAGTTTACAACCATAAAGAGTATTATCACCTTTAAATTGGAACTTCAATGGCCCAATAGTATTTCTATCAATACCTAAGTACATAGGATTAATACCTCCTGGGTTATTCATACCCCAGAAAGATGGATGGTTAGGTCCAATCTTAACACCACCCCAAACTTGATTGATCCATACATAGTCAATATGTTCACCAAAGATTAAGTTATCTTTAGTTTTATTCTTGATTAATGTAGTATCATAGATAGGTTTATCACTTACTTTATAATCTTCACCAATGATATCAGTTATTACTTCACCATTTTCAGAAATTTTAGTTAAGTGCCCTACCTTCATTTGAGACTTCCAATATGCTGTAGTTGCTCTCAATAAGAAAGCTGCTCCCATTGGTGCATAATCTTCATTCTCTGACATGATCCAGTTAATAATATCTCCACCATTATAAATGAAGTTATCATACATGGATGTAAACTGTCTGTAAGCCAAACTTGGCATATTAGTATTCCACTCATGAGACTTAGTAGCATCATAATAAGATCCATCATTCTGGTAACCTTGTAAAGGATAACCGGCAGATCTTACTGGATAAATTGCTTCTATTGACTCTAATTGTTCTTGGGTCATTAAGTAACCATACTTATCAATAACATCAGCTACTGTAAGCATCTCAACTTTTCCAACCCAGTTACCTTGAGATATATATCTTGCATCAGGTGACTTATGATAAAATGTAGTTACAGGATTCCATAACTCAATATCATAATCATCTTCATTCATCTTCATATGCCAGAACTCACGGTCAGTAATAAGCATATCTCTAAAGCCTCTTTCTTCTAGTTCATCCATTCTGAATCTATCTTCATCAATCTTAAACTGATGAGTAGCCCATTGTTCACATAAACTTTTGTAGCTTTTATCAAAGAATCCTTGTATTTCTGGTAATGATTTAAGAGCTTCTGGAGAAGTTTGTTGTTGCATTTGTTGTTGAACTTCAGGATCTTCAGGGTCCATACCTTGATCAATCATCTTAGCCATAAGCTTTTGTTCAGCTTGTTGCATTAAGACTTGTTCAATTTGCATTCTTTTTTCTTCTAACATTTCATTGTGAGAGTATTCATCTACACCTCTGAAAGTAATTTTAGTATTTCTTTTAGCAAACTCAGCAACTAGTACATTAACTACATTTGGGATAATAGGGTAAAACTTTAATTCTAAAGCACTTACATCTTCTTGACCTAATGTATCAACAATGTCTCTCATCTCATTGTTATCTTCTACTAAATAGTCAGTTCTGTCAATAGTACCTTTAGCTAGCTTATAGTTTTTCATCAATCTTCTAGCATTTCTTCTGATCTGCTTAAGACCATTCCATTCTAACCAGTCAAGATTCCAGGCTGTCCATTCAGGAGTTTTATCCTTTTTTGGTAAAAACTGCAGAGGTTGTGTAATAGAACCCATTCTATTATACTCGGCTTTCTTGCCTGACTTCATCTGCATTGCATTTAGAACTTGCATATCTTTTTATTTTAAATTTTTATAAGGTGATCTTGGTGGTCTTCTGCCAGCTCCTCCAGAATTATTCCCCATATGTCTGAAAGGGCTGTTAGTAAATTTATACAAATTTTTTGAATTATCCAAGCTTTTTTTGCCTGTATCTTCAAATCTTTTCATTACTCCTCTGTTTGCTTCTTGCACTTTTGCAAAAGCAATTAAAGCTCCTAGTGCAATTAATCTATCCACATTGAGTCCATCTCTATAATGTTGCATTTCTACCATAGCCATTATATCAGGAATTCTTTCAATCCCATAGATAGTTTTGTAGATTTTGCCATCATCTCCAGTCTGTGTATCTAGTTCTTCTCTACAGAAATCTACAAGATAAGGAAGAATATGAGCTCTAAATATATTACCTGTATTTCTCCAACCATATTCTTGATAGTTAGAATGTACATATTCTATATCTTTTCTGAAAGTAATTTGGTCTTTAGGAACCAGATACTTCTGTTTTCTCTGTTTAATCATATGAGTGATAAATCCAGGGACATTGCTTTCAACTAATGTCCAAGCATTATACCACTCAATGATATGTTCTAACCTCTCATGTGTTTTATTAACATCATCAAACCTTCCACACCAGGAAGCTACAATCTTGTCTTGTTCTACATAAGTGGTTACTTCAGCAGCATCTTTTCTAGTTACTTCAATTGGAATCTTATATACATAAATTGAACACAAAGATTCTGAACTAGTAGTCTTACCCTGAGCCACGGGGTCAATAGATGCATAATAGGTTCCCCATTTAGCATCTTTAATTGGCTTCTCATAAACTACAATCACACCTGTTTTATCTTCAGTACTCTTAGTTATAGGAAATTCACTTATAGGTATCTTCTTACTTTTCTCAGCAACAAAACTACCATCAGCATTCTTGTTAAGTTCCATGAATTCAGTTACATATTCTTTCTCCTCAATTCTTCTTTTTTGAGCTATAACTAAATGGCTAGGAAATATAGATACAGTTCTTGTAGCAAAAGCTTCTTCAATATTTCTAGGATGCTGAGATACTTCTAACTGATATTCTTCTGGTGATAAATCTTTTTTCTTTTGTTTAAAGTATTCATCTAGCATTTTTAAGGCTTCTTCTACTTGAGAGTTACCAAACTCATCCACACATGGTGGCATTGACCATTGTTCAGGAATAAATAATCCAGATTTACTAAAGGTACCTTTCTCATCAAGTAAGTTAGACTCTACATAAAAGATATCATTAGCTTCTGGATGTAAGATCATTTTTCTTAATGGATCACATTGATCAAGATCACCCACTGAACCTGCAGCAATAAATGTACCTGTTGTAATCATACCAGATTTTAAAGCTGGTTTCATGTATCCAAAAGTCTCATTCATCTTAGGAGCAATACCAGCCTCTTCATGGAAGAAATAAGTACATGGTCCACCTACACCTGCAGTAGGATCTTTCTCAAAAGATGTACCTTTAAGAACACCTTTCAAACCTCTATTAGTTTTTCTATTCTGTCCTGGTACTGAAGTCTCAATTTGCTGTTGCCAATCAAGAACCTTTCCTGGATTCATTGGTCTATACCAAGCAGTATTATCATCTAAGAAGTTTCTGTATTCATTTAAGAATCTCCATGTATCATTTACATAAGTCTTAAGACTAGCTCCTATTTTTAAGATAGGTGTTTCTTCAAACCATATAGCATTAATTAATTTAGCTGAATGAAAATATGAAGAGGCAATCTGTCTTTTCTTTAGGATACCAGCATGTTTGTAAAATAACTCAGCTAGTATTTCATAAAGAGCCATATGGTACTGAGCATCTCTAATATCAGGAAAAGAAAACTTTCGTATTTCTTTATTGTTAATTGGTAAAAAGTTAAGCCACATGTAATACTCTCTAGTAAGGTACCATGTCTTTTCTTTATTCTTGTAGATAACACCTTTTCTACATCTAGTTTTTTGTTCATCCCAATAGGTAATATAGTCTTTACTCTTTACAGGAGCAGCTACATAAAATTTAAATTCATTATATTTATTAGCTTCTTCTCTAAAGACAATAGAAGTTTCATCAAACTCATATTTACCAGGTTCTTTGAATAGACTTAATACAAAATCTCTAAACTCAGTTCTAGTTTCAAAACTTGTAGTAGTCCATACACCATTGTCCCAGGTAGGTATATCAGTATAGAAGAACTTATCCATTAATTAATTTTTTAATTTTCTTGTCATCACCACCACTCTTATAAATAATCTCAACAAGAGTGTTGTAGTTTTTAGAGGTTAATGT